TCATAACCTGAGTTATAACCTTCATCATAGCCTTCTTCAAATACGTTATCACAGTCGCATTCTTCTACTGATTGTTCTGAGCCATCGCTATAACCAAGATCATAAATCTCAGTAAGAAGCCCACGAAGCGTTCGTCCGTAAGGACTAATAGCATTGTCGATATCGATTTTAGCATTCTCTAGATAATAAAAAGCATCATTCAAGTTCATCTTGCCCACTCTCTAATAATTTAATCATTGCAGAAACCATTGCATTACGCATTGTTTCATAATCTTCTACGGTAGCGGCTACCCCGATACCTTCTTCATCAATAGTAATGATAATACCACCCATCGGATACTCTTCTTCAAGAACATCTAAGATGTTATCATGTTTATTGATGTTGATGTTGTAGTCTTCCTCTTCACGTTTTTTTTGAGAAATTTCTAAAAAGTTGATAACCTTATCAGCCATTATGAGACATGCCCTTATTACGGCGCTTGTGTTTGTTCATTGAAGAGGTCTTTAACTTACCTTTACCAATCGAAGTACGTTTTACAATTGGAGTATGAACAGACTTAGATGTATTAACTTTAGCCATTAGCGTTTACCCTTGTAACGTGATAGTGCTTCTTTTGTTGAAGCAGGTGAAATAATTGCAGCAATAAAAATGATAAGTAGCGAAATAATTAGAGGAATCACAATTGGGCTAACAACCCAAAACCAAGACCATGCAATGTAGTTTGTAAGTTTAAGGGTGATAAAAATCAGGGCTAGTGCAGGTAGAAATCCGATTTTCATATTACTTATCCTTGTTCATAGTGTCAATGATATTGATCATTTGTTTAAGTTTTAACATTGTTGAAGCATAAAACTTTTCAGACTCCCATTCGTCGTTCTCATTATAACCATTATAAGAAACAATAAAACCATTAGAGATAAACTCTACATTGAACTCTGACACTTTTTTTAAATACTTCATATTACTCTCCTATGTGATAATAAGCCTTTTATACACTTGCCTAGGTGTTGTTCTTTAATGTCAGGTATTAGATTTCGCAACCACCAGCGGCGCAAGCTAGAGTTTGGGCACCTTCAGTGTTGTCTTCAAGTTCATACTCTGGGAGCTTAGAGAAGTCAACTACAGGCATAGCTGCAACAAGCTTATCAAACTCTAGCACGTTAATATCCTCGTAAGGCGCTTGTTGATAAGTGTGTTCAGAGTAAGGTAGGAAACTGATGCCAGTTACCATATCGAAATGCTTGTAAACCCAATCACCAACTTCAAGCCACTCGTGTTCTTTTACATAAACAGTAACGGATACAGAGTGCTCTGCCCAATACTTCTTAAACACAAGCCAATTTTCTAGCTGTTCAATAGCTGTTTGATTGTTAGCAAGTGTAGCACCTTTTGGAGACTTGATTGGGAAGCTAAAGATAGTTGTTTTAAGTGGGTTCATCGCATCAGGTTCATTAGGAACGCCCTGATCTTTTAGCATTTGTGTTAGTGGGTCATGGTTCGCTTGGCGTACACGACGGATATAATAAGGTGCAAAGCGCCCGTGAATACCTGAAGAGCTGTCAACAAGTTGAGATACCGTGCCGGAAGGCTTGACGGTAGTAATAGCGGCAGCAGAATTAATACCAAGAATTCCAGCATACTCACGATTAATATCCACTGCATGCGCTTTCATATCCTCTAGTAGTTGTGGATCAGGATTACGAAGTAGTTTACAGTCCTGAATACCAGTCAGTGAAACACCAAGAAGTCGTTCTTCCTCACAGTTCTTACGCCATACTGAACGAACATATTTGAAGTCAGTAAGTGTAGCTTGAAGAGTACCAAGAATTGTTGCAATACGAACTTTACGAAGCAGATCTTCTTTAGTATCGTTTTCACGAGCAACAACCTCTGATAAGTTGCAGAGTTGAGCAGAACGAAGAGCAATCTCCGCACAAGGGTTAAGCCCTACTAGCTGTTCGCCATCACGGCGTTCTGGAGCCATTTCCTGAAGACCGTAACGAGACACAATACCTCGCTCACCGGAGCCTGACTTCATGAGAGACATCCACTCTTCCATGAAAACTGCCATGGAGGGCTTCTGTTCATACGCACCGGAGTTATTAGCAAGAGCACGATGTGGGGTATTTACCCACCACTGTCCTGATTTGCAATCACGAATCTCAGGATCACCAAGGTCAGAGAGTGAAAGTAGTGCAGAACGGCGTACACCACCTACAACAACAATTTCTGCGATTTTACATACCATGTCATGAACTTCAATGGGTCGAAGTTTACGACCAGCGGCATTTTTAAATGTTTTGGTTACAAAGTCAAAAAGATCCATAAGTGGTTTCGGACCAGAAGCTCTTCCGCCCATAGTCTTAAGTCGAGCGCCTTCGGGCCTAATCTTGCTATAATCCCATTCATGTTCGTTTCCTAGATAGAGGTCTGCAATAAGTTTACGGAGGGCCTTGGCCCAACCTTCGGCTGAATCTTCTACTTGAATAACACGCTCAGTCTTAGTGAAGGTGTCATTGATAATAGGTAGTTTATTGACGTATTTAGCTTCTGCTGAGAAGCCAACACCTGTACCTGCCATAAGTACATACAGGATTTCATCGAATACACGTTGATGATCTACAGCGGTAAAAGCACAGTTATAGCCACGGAAGTGATTCTTCTCTAGTGCTTCACCTGCCGACCACATTGACCGCATAGAAGGCATAACATCATGGTTGAGAATAGCTTGCTCGATTTCTTTAAAATCAGTGTCAGAAAGTTTATTTCCAACTTGCTTCTTCCAGAAGTTAATAACACGATCTACAGTCTCTTCCCATGATTCACGACGACCTTTGTCATCTAGAAAACGTGAGTAGCGAGACAAGTGGATAAAGCTTCTATAGGCGTCCATTTTATTTCTCCTTATTCTTCTTCTTCAGTTTCTTCTTGTTCTTTAACGTCAGCTAATTCTTCTTCTTTAAATACATCATCTTCGTAGTATGGAATTGAGCCGAAAGTAATTAGTGTCCAATAGTCTTTAAGAAGCTCCTTCTCAGATGCATTAAACTTCTTAAGACCTGTTAAAAACTTATCACATTCATCTTCAGTTTTAATTGTAGGGTACATTACCTTGTTGGCATAATCCCATAGATGTTCGTTTAGTTCATCACTCATTATTGTAATCCTTTTTTGTGGAAATCAGTATTCTTATTTAAACTATTCTCGAAATAGTCAACTAACATTTTAAAATTTTCATCTGGCATATCGTTAGCTTCTTCCATAAAGCCAACTACCCAATCATAAAAACGATCAGGTAGTGCTTCTAACTTTGACTGCTCAATGGGAAGCATTGCTTCGTACTCTTCAATTACTCTTAATAGATTAGCAATAATGGAGTAAAACACTAAATACTCGTGTGCTGCCATATTTATCTCTTTGTTCACAACTCAATTCCTTCTAGATCAAACTCGTCATCGATACTATCAAAACCTTCACCTCGTTTAAGTCTGCCTGTATCAAAGTCATAAGTAAGTGCCCCAGAAGGACCAGTTAGACCTGTATATCGGCACTTAAGAACCTTAGTTAGAATTGTATTTCTCTCGGACTCAATAGCAGAACTTACATTGCGGGAGAACGCAATAATATCCATTGAGATCTGTTTAATTGAGCCAGAACCACGAATATCATCCATAGAAGGCAGTCGGCCCTCTTCAAACGACTTCTTCTTGTTATCTGCTTTACGAAGGTGGGAGATAAGCCCAATCCACACACTATGCTTCTTTACAAGACGAAGAAGATCATTCATAATCTTATCAACGGCTTCGTTACCTGTTAGCCCCTCAGTGCCCTCAGAGGCAAGAATTGTAATGTGGTCAATAAACAAATATTTACAACCGCTTAGACACATATACTCAAGAAAGTCCATAATCGAGCCATCAGAAATACTGCCCTGATGATCTAGAACCATAATACGATCCGTGCCGAAAGTCCCATCAAAACCGATTTTAAGTTCTTCAATAGGGATTTCAGCCTTGGCGGGATTCTTATTAATCTTCATTCCCGACATCTTACGAGCAGTTTCTGCAGGGCTTTCTTCTAGAGAAATGATACCGATTTTATCTTCTGTTGTTTCAACAAGATGTAGTGCAATCTCTCGAAGCAAGGTAGATTTACCAGAACCTGTACCAGAAGTCCACAAAGTAATCTCACCGAAACGCATCCCCTTTAGTTTGTCGTTAAGCCCTGTCATAAAAGAAGGATAAGGTACTGATTCGATTTCATTGTAGGCTTCTAGCTGAGACCATAGTTGGTCTTTTGTAAGAATCCCTGCAGGAGTGTAAGGTTGAGCATTGTAAATAAACTTTAATAGCTGATTAGGATCTCCTTTGGACTTAACCCATACATCGGAGGCATCTTTCTCATTAGCCTTTACAATTTTTACCTTATCATAACCAATGATGCGAGCAGCCTCCTTAGTGGCTACTGCACCCGCTTCATCACCATCAAGCCAGAGGATAACTTCTTCAAAGTTACGAATACGAGCCCGATCTTCGATGAGATCTTTAGTTACACTAGCACCACGAAGAGACTCTACAGGATAAAACGTTTTGTACTTCTTGAACCATGCGGCTTGAATCGCATGAGCATCTTCTTCTCCTTCAGTGATAACAAGGCGCTTACCCCCAGAATTAAGATGAGAGCCATATAAACCTTTTACTTTACCAATAGAGCCTCGCTTGCCGAAGTCCTTGGGTAGAACTCGTGACTTGTATGCTTGAGGTACTTTATTTTCATCGAAGTTGTAGGCATAAAACTTTTCGTTAATCTTGCCAGAACCATCATAACCAACTTTGCAGCCATAATACTTCATAACATCGATTGAGATAAGCCGTTCTGTATCGGCTGCAAAAGGGTACTCGTTATAAATCTCTTCAACAGTTAGCTTATTTCCAGAAGCTTTCTGATTGCTACCGTTTACAGCAGCAAACTCCGCTTCTAAATCATCAATTTCCATTGTGTCCTCGTTTACATGTGGCTTTGGGCATCCGGGGGTAAAACAATGTGACCACCCGTCATTATATACCTGTCTATTGTCCTTACTTCCGCAATAAATACAAGGTTGGTTTTTACTTACTATCTTCCCCATCTTCACTTCCTGAGAATTGGATTACGAGTTTAGAAAGTTCTTGAAAGAACATAAAAATCATTATAGCACTTAGAGGATTCATAAGAGGAAAACCTAACATCATAGATAGTATTTGAGCACCTATCGTGATAAGACTTGAAATGTAAAGAGCAACTGCTAAACTAGGCATAAAGTTTTCCTTTTAATTTTGTTATGAATCGTTTTGTTTTGAGGCTTACCTCCTCTTTTGGAACGAAGCGAATGGCAGCAATTTGTCTATTGTAAAACCGTGGAGTTTTACCGTCAGTCAAGTAAGTAGTCATTACTTCAAGCAACATTTGTGTATATGCTTCGGCGTAATAAAGACCACCTTTAGTTTTGTAAAGATCAATAATTATGAAGTTAAATTTGTCTTTACCGTACTTTGAGATGTCTTTATTTAGTGCTGCTGACGATCCAGTGTATGTTCTCCAACTATGTTCTTTACCATACTGTTTTGATGATTTCTTGCCACGGATAAAAAAGTTCTTTTTACCGATATACCACTGACCAGTTTCTTCTCAATAGCATAGAGAAATCCAAAGTAGTCACTATGGTCTAGTTTTCCTTTAAATTGCCAATGCCCTAACTCGTTAACAGCTAATGGCTTTTTCATATTCTTCCTTACTTAAGCTAAAGTAATCATTAACATGCCGCATAATATGAAGAAGACGGCCATTAGCAAGAAGGTTAGCATATCCTTCATTACCGTATACTTTATAATACTCTTGGCAAACAAGTCTCCTTCTCTCTTCATGCGTTTGAAGCCCTTCAAGCAGCTTATCCGCTTTCTTAGGACCAATTCCCTTAATTCCTGGAATGTTATCAATTCCATCCCCCATAAGTAATTGTTTCCAATAAGAAACATCTGATTGTTCTTCAGAAACGTGATAGTTTCTCCATTTACGAGGATCAAAGTGCAAGCCTTCAATACAGTCAAGATCTTTGTCATGACTAATTACAATGTAATCCTTATTATGCGCCTTACATTGTTCAGCCCACATTCGAATCACATCGTCTGCCTCAATGTTGTCTGTCAGGATTGCATCTGAACGATTAGCAAGCTCTGCTTTAAGGTCAGGCAACCATTCAGGCATTGTTTTACGAGAATTCTCACGACCTACTGACTTCTTGTAACCCCAATAAAAATCATTTCGCCAGTTATCAGAGCCTCCCACCGCAATAGCTAAATAATCACAAAAGTTTTCATTTTTTGCGTTATCAATTAGCTCGTGAAGGTGAGCAACAGCAGCGGTGAGATTATCTTTCTTCCAATAAGCAAAATAAATAAATCCATCACCGTCAACTAATCCAATCATCAAGTACTCCAATTTTTGTTAATACTTCTAGGTCATAAGTTAAATTATCTTGTGGTTCGTCTCCAAATCTTACAAGAATTCCTTGACCAATATTATAGGTATAAATGTCTTTACCCTTGCGGTGTGTAATAAAACGACAGCAAGAACGATCCTCGCAGTCGTGTTTAAATTTAGGTTTCATGTTACACCTTGTTTCCAAGAAGACGAAGCTCAAGTTTAGAAATGTTATGATCCATCAGATCTTTTAAAGTCTTACCTCGTTTATGAGCAATAACGGTAATATACCATAGAACATCAGAACATTCGTCAATAATTTCATCTGTTCGATCCATCTTTTTGCGAACTTCTTTCATTCGTTCTTTCATAACTTCACCAGATTCGCTTGAAAAGCCTGTGAAAAGAGTCTCATCAGTAGTTTCATTTTCAACAAAGTGAAGAGCAAGTTCGTTATAGATTTCAGTACGCATAGTTATCTCCTATAGAATGCGCCTTCAGGGGAATTAATAGCTGAAACAACATCAATTAGCTGCTGCCAGCTGATGTGTAAAACGTCGTATTCATCCTTCCAGTCTTGCCATTGCCGTATAAATACGGTTCCATCATCACCAATAATAATTTCAATATCCTCATGCATATCATCTTCTGCGAGAGAACGAATGACAGCAGCATCTGATTCAAACTCTACAGTGAACATTACCACCTCCTTGTTTTCCACCACACCCAAGCGTGGGAGCAGTGATTTGTTTCTAACGGCAGACATAAGAAATCAATTAACCATACTAGATTTAGCTTACCATCTTTCTTCCACTGCCAGTTTCTAGCTGAAAAAGTTTGTCCTAGTTGCCCACCTAACATTACGTTAACTAATACAGACAGGGCAGTAAACACTCTAAAGAAGTATTTACCAACAAACTTCATATGTGGTCTTTTTACTGAACGGAGCAACAACGTGATAAATTGTGTAGCCCAATTCTTTAAGGCTGAAAATATCTTCTTTAGTGAGAGTTTCTTCTGGAAAACTTGTGTAATTAAGTCCTTCATTTGCTGCATCCATCAATTTCCTCTTAATATTGTTATTTCGAGACATCGTAGTACGCAGACGAAGATTTTCTGCGCTGTCAAGAATTGCCAGTAGCTGTTTATTAGTTTCCATAATCATACTTCCTTGTGATAGAACCCTAGAAGGCTCATCAAACTTTGCGTCAGACATAATAGATTCATTCTTGTACGCATAAGCATAAGCTGCAACAGAAAGCTTAATTCTGTTACGTATTTCTTTATTATACTCACCCATTAGTGTACTTCGTAATAATCTTTACCAATTTTGCAATCGCCGCAGGTCATAATGTTGATACCATAGGCCTTCGGTGCTTCTGCAAAGCATTTCATAATAATACCACGAGCTTCTTCAGCCTGATCTTCACGAACTTCAACAGTATGTTCATCGTGATAGAATAGCAGATGTTTAAAGTCAATATTTGCTTCTTTTAGTTTCTGATCAATCATTACAACAGTAGCTTTCATAATTACAGCCTCTGCACCTTGAATAAGGTAGTTAAGAGCTTTGTGCTGTTCAGAAGCATCTAGGCATAGTTTTCTTGTATCGAGACCAACAACGTACCCATTCTGTCTAACTTGAGAAGAAACATTGTCGATAAGTTTAGCTAACTTAGGTAGCTTCTTCTTATAACGAGAAATTGACTTCTTAGTTTCTTCTACTGATTTATCGATATACCCACTAAGTTTAGGAGCACCCGCACCATAAAGGTAAGCAAAGATAAATCTTTTAGCTTGTGGTCGTGTGCATTCAATAATATCAGCATTTAGTTGATGAACATCACCTTCAAGCAACTCTCTAGTAAACTTTGGATCATCCATAAAGTGAGCAAGAAGCCTCAACTGACAAGCAGCGGAGTCAGCAGATACTAGAACTTTTCCCTCATCTGCAATAAATGCACTACGGATTTCTGGGCCTAGTGTGGCGCTTCCGGAGGGAAGGTTTGCGATGATATTGTGGGTCTGTCTGAAGGTAGGTGTTCCGATATTAAAGACGTCACCGTGTAAACGGTTATTAACGTCAATATGTTCATCCCAACCATTAATAATACTAAGACGTGAACGTAGCGTATAAAACTCATTAATTACTTCGCCTACTCTTCCAAGTGGCTCAAGTGAAGACTCTGTGAGCTTTGAGGAAGTCTTGTTGAATTTTCCATTTTCGTCTCTCTTCCAGTTCCATTCATCTGGCTCCCACCCGATTGTAGATAAGTAATCCTTGACCTGATCTGTATTACCGATATCACCACGAGTAAGAGAGACACGAGTGTAAGGGCCGAGAACGGGGCTAGAATCAATTGAGGTGTCAGGATCAAGCTCAAAATAATTGGATACGTGGGCTGTAAGTTTACCTTTCTTGGTGAAGACCGTCTTGACATATTTTGCTTCGGGCCAGTTTTCCTCTAGCTCGCCTTTCTTTTTTAATTCTTTAATCTGCTCTCTAAGTTCATTTAGAGCTTTGCCTGACATATCAGGGCTAGTAACATAAACAAGAAGCTTTGGATTAATCTCATCGGAATATTCTTTAATTTTGTCTTCAAGCTTCTGCTTAATATCAGAAAGCCCGTTTAAATTCATTTTCCAACCGTTCTGAGTTTCCTCAGTCATAATCCTTTCCATTTGATGCTCAACTTCAATAGCATCTAGAATCTTACGGCTCTTACTCTTAGTGATATGCACTTTAAGCTCGTCTAAGAGTGTTGCATACACCTTAGCACCTAGTCTAACATCTTGCTTTAAGTATTCATACATCTCTTCAGAGAATTGAGAGAAATCATTAAATTCACCCTTATAATCACTAAGATAAATACCCCAGCGAGCAAGACTATGTCCTGAACCTTGAATAACTTTTTTTACAGAAGTGTCGCCCTTTTCTAGTCTTTTCTGTCTGACAGCTAAATACCTACGATAGTCCTTACTCTCAGTTGAAAATCTTGCGAAGTTTAAAACTTGTGATAGCACTTTTGTACAAGTAACTTTGGCTTTAGGTGTCCAGTAAGGTGCTAGTTTCATAAGCGCAGGGACGTCAAATCCCC